CCGATGTAGGTATGGGAGGTCGTAGAGTTGTGGTGCCTGTTGGGCCAACTGCATAACTGCTTGGTACTGAACCACCTTTTGCGACATGGTTGCCGCATTGGGGTCACTTACCGGGATGACATATACCTGATCGTAGTCAGATTGCTTGGCTCTACGATTGCCTTCTGTTGGCTCGTATGAGTAATCCTCTGGAGTGTAATCACGGATAATGTCTTTAAGAAGCTGGAACTCTTGCTTCATGCTGTAGTGAATCCGCGCTTGGACAGCGCTCATCACCTTTAACGTGCGCTCTAAAATTGCGAGCGTTGTCCCTACGGGGGACTGGGCAGACATGTCGGATACCTTCAGATCCGCTGCACTAGCGAATCTACGACCTTCTTCAACGATGGTGCCCAGTAAGCTGTATAACACCTGTGACGGCTCCTTATAGGGGAGCGTCATGATGTTGTCTTTAATTGTGCCGGAGGCTACGTCTACATCACGGAATTCCGCCGGAGCGATTGGCGTGTCATCGCCCTTAACCCGAAGACCTTTAGTTTTGAATCCTCCGGGGAGATTAGAGAGAGTACCCGCGTCAACAAGTTGGCGAATAATAGAGGTACCAGACTTAGCAAAAGCGCCAATGAGATGAATAAGACCAAAAGCGTAGAAACCAAATCCCGGGATGTATGAATAATGGACAAAATGATTGCGTTTTTGTTTAGTATCATCATCTGGATGCCAATTGCGACGGATCGCTAAGACGTTCTGGGTACCTTTTTCGATAGTAACAACGTAAGGCAGAGCAATACCCGTTGGCTCGCCGTCCTCGTCCTTGTCTTCGTAGCCGGGCAGGTCCATGTCCACATGCATCTCAAGGATCTTGTACCGATCATCGGATGAGGCACGGAAGCCCATCTTCTCAGCGATCTTCTTCTCAACCTCATCGAATGCTTCAACTGGATCACCAAGTTCTACATCACGATAAAAGCCTGCAACCTGTAACTTACGTAGCTCGTTCTCTGTCTTACGCATTACATGGGTTACACGTTGCGAGGTCTGGATGTTAGACGCCCCATACGGCACCACTACATCTTCAGCAGGGACGAAGAGGGATACCTGACGCTCAATACTTGGGTCGTAGTACACCTTCTTGAACGCATTACCTGCCAGCCCCAAGCCCCACAGCATGCGCTCATGCTCAGGCCGATACTCCACCATCACATCGGTCAACTGATAGTTCATATCATCTTGAACCCGTTGCGCGGCTTCTTTTTTCTCTGGGGTTTCCTTGCCTATGATCTGAGTCTTAACAGGACCTTTGGCTGGGAACGTCTCCATTATGGTCTCTGCTTGGAACTTAACCAGCGCCTCACTTAGTAGCGGGTGGTGTACACCACAAGCCCCGGGCCAAGGCTCAGTCCGGTCTTCAATCTTCATGCCCAGCAACTCTAGGCCATCTACGTATGTCTGCATCCAGTCCTTGCGACTCGATGTATCTTCTTCAAACTCGCCAATCAGGTCGTTACATAACTCAGTTAACTCTTCCTCGTCCATCTCTTCAGCGAGGTTGGCGTTAAAGTCGTCCTCAACTTCTACTTCTTCAATCTCTAATATAGTCTTCCCATCAATCCCAATACGCACAGCCTCGGGATCTTCAATCTCTATCTCAAGAGCAGGCTCATCTTCCATCTCTTCAAGATTTAGTCCTAGCGGGGCTTGCCCTAGTGCTTTGTCAATTGCCATATTCTGTCCTTAGTAGTAACCCTCAAACTTGCGCCGGAATGAAGGTAATTCATCTTCTTCGTCTAACAGGGTACGGATATACCCACCCTTGCGGAATCTCATCAACGCGAGGGATACAGAGTCAACATAGTCATCATGCTCTCCAGCCGGAAAAGATGCAACCTCCTCGATCACTTCCTCCGCCCAGTGTGTGTTCGGTGCCCACACTCTACCACTTGCAAATATATCTGACACGGCGTTCAAACGGCTAATCTTGTCGTTGCCCTTGCTCGGCGTGAACTCCTGCACAGGTATTCCCATCGCCCGCATCTCGTAAATCAGGGGTGCCCCAGAAGCCTTTTTCTCAATAATTACGCTGTCTGGCTCCCACTCTTTATATTGGTCAATGGCCTCTTGCTTAAGCCTTGGGAACTCCATGCGCTCCCGAAAAGCGTTCAAAAGTATGATGTTTGCCTGTGGCAGTCCTGTCTCATCCGGGTGATAAAACACCCCCCAGTGGGTTAAAGCGCTGTAGTCAGCCCGGTTGTTTTTCTCAAACGCCGTATCCCACGACATCAGCGTAAATTCACAGTTTGGCGCCTCGTCATCTTCCCAGATCTGCCACCACTCCCGTTTTACAATGGCTGTGGAGTCGCTTGTGGGCTGCTGTTGGTACTGTGCCATCCACTTTGAGTGGGGCAACTCCTTTTGAAGCGCTTCTAACTCCATGCGGGGCCAGAACTGAGGCCACAAAGGCTTACCGCTAGGTAAAAGGGCAGGAAACTCAATGACTTCCCACTCCTCACCCGACCTTTGACTTGCCGCCTTGAGCACCTGACCCGTTAAGTCCTTCTTACTCCACCGGGTCATCACAACTATGATGGCGCCTCCCGGCTGTAGACGCTGCCGTGGGCCTGATGTGTACCACTCGTAGGTCTTATCGTAGATCTCTGGGTTTACTTCTGCCTGCGCAGCTTCTTGCTCAGAGTGTGGATCGTCGATAATAAGAATGTCGGCACCTTTACCCGTAACAGCACCGCCGACACCGATAGCAAAATAGTCTCCACCCTTGTTAGTCGCCCACCTGCCAGCAGCTTTAGAGTCTGTTTGTAGGCCAACCCCCGGGAAAATGTCTCTATAAACGTCCTGATCGACAAGATTTCGCACCTTTCGTCCAAAACCCACGGCAAGTTCTGCCGTATGGGAGGTCTGAATGACCTTTTTGTTAGGGAATTTACCTAGAAACCACGCCGGAAGCAGGTATGAGGCGAATTCGCTCTTCGTATGCCGGGGTGGCATGTTAATAATCAACCGTTTTACTTTACCTTCAGCCACCCGCTCGAACGCTTCAGCCATCTTGACGTGGTGTGCCCCATTAATAAAGGCAGGCCAGACTTTTCGCACGAACGCCATGAAGGACTTCTGTGCCTGTTCCGCACTTTTGCGCTCTTCTAACTCCTCAACCAACTCAAAAATCTTGGCTTTTACATTCAGAGGTAGCTGATCTAGCTGGGCTTTGTTACTGAGGAGTGCTTGCAGGCGGTTCTGGCTCACCCGTTTCCTCCTTCTTTAGCCCAAGTTCGGCGTCTAAGTCTATATTCTCAAGGTCAATGACCTCACTCACCTCAACATCTTGTATGTCATTCTTTACCGCTTGTTCCACAGGACCCATGTAGCGCTCTAACAAAGAGCCAAGCTCCTTCTCAATCTCTTCCATAGGCTTTTGTTTCACGGTCACTTCAAGCTGGTCAGTAAATAGCTGTACCCCTTTACGTTTACCAAGCAATTCCAGCGCCTTGAGCCTAACCTTGGGGTCTTCGTTTTCCGTTTCCTCTAACAACTTATTGGTTACTAGGTTTTGGATTTTACGATTGGCTTCTAAGAACTCGTGGTCGTAGTGGTCTAGCAGGGCCTCCAGTTTTAGGATGGCACCCGGAGCGATCTTGGCAGGGACAAACTTTTCAGAAGCAATAATCTGATGGGCTACTATGGAATCCTCTTCGCTCACCTCAACATCTGCGCCGGAATTAATCAGGTCCAAGATGGACTCGCAGGCAGCTTTGGCCCGCTCACGAAAACCTTCTGCCTCCTCTGGCGTAACGTCAAAGGGCAGTGGTATTCCTACTTCAGGTGTTATGACTATGGGCATGTAATGGTGCGGTTTGTGGCTCCAAGTTGTGCCGAACTTACTAGATAGATTTTATTTTGTCAAGAGGTGTGGGGGACTTGGAAAACCTCTAATCGTCAAAGAGGCGCCCCCACGAAAAAATTATATACCCCCCGGCAGGCATGGATCCAAAAAGACAAGGGGGGTGTTTTCCATATATGAGATACGCGTTTTACTTTTACATTGAAGTTGGGGGAGGGGGTATCCAATGTGCAAAACACCCAGTATAGGGGTGGGCGGGTCCCATATATGCCATTTGGGGGGTAGGGGTACGGTGGGGTCGCGGCGGCTCAAGTCTGACATGAGTGGGTCATATCTCTTAAACCTATGCTATGATTCGTCTGTCGGTTGCAATAACGCGCCGACATAACCTAAAGGAAATAAAAATGACTATTAAGAAAACAGTAAAAGCAGTTAAGCCCTATGTCGCAACCCCTGCCCATATCGTTCTCGCAAGAACATGCGGCGAGGCGTTAAACACGGCGGGTTCCGCTAAAGAACGCGCCCATGACGCGGCGGGTAAACTCCACGCGGCTAAGGCCGAGGTGGGCGCCAAGGGTAAGTGCCCGTTAGCAATCGAGTTTATTAATGCTCGATTCCCCAAGGGTTTAAACGCCAAGGGTAAAAAGGTATCGGCGGGGACAATTGATACAGTTCTCGGCGAGTTTAGGAAAGCAGTTAAAACCGGCAAGGGATATGACGAAAACGCGGCACGCAAGGGTAAGAAAACGGGCGCGAAAACGGGCGGCGGATCGATAATGATCGCGCTATCCCCTGCGGACACGGCAGAAGCGGCGGCGGGTAAACTTCGCAAGGGATTCGAGAAAATGCGATCCGCGAATGACGCGCTTGCGGAGATTGCCGCTTACCTAGTTGACGCGCTCGATGATGCGGGATTCCCCGAATCAGAATAACCAGCACCACTTCAGACCCCGCTTCGGCGGGGTTTTTTTTCGCCCAAATTTTGGGAACTGGTGTCATCTCGGTAAGTGAGGGTGGGCGCGGTTGGTGAGTGCGTGCGTGGCAACGCGTTGGTGCGTGATCGGTGCGTGCGTGCGCGGGGGTGGAACTGGTGTCTTCTCTGTGGGCGATCCTCAAGTCCGACTTGAGTTTTACTTTGCATGGGCAGGAAAAGGCAGATACTACTTTGTACTATAAGTAATTTTTTCGTGGAACAGCCGAATGGCGTCTGCAAGCCATTGTTCCAAACTTTGTACCAAATGTTCTTCTGCAAGAGTACAGGCTAAGTTATTGATTCTGTTCTTCTTTCTTTCTTTTTATATATATTTGTTCCTTAAAAAATAATAGCCACACCTTCCCCAAAATCACAATGTGTTTTACTTTTACTTTAGACACCATTTTTTACTCAGGCAAAGACCTTCTCCGCAGGTGCTTGTTTTATCGTGGAACAAAGGAACAAAACTCATTAACTCACCCATCTCATTGATCTACAAGGTAATTCCCCCGTTCAAAACTTTGGAACAATTAAGAACAAATGGGGCATTTCTTGGAACAGACCCCCAAAGTAAAAGAAATAATTAAAAAATCGGGTTCGTTAACACGTGTTGGAAACTGTAAAACAAGTGCTGAAAGTAAAGAAAAGGGCTTGACACACACTATAGATCTATTATATAATAGAGGTACAGTAGTAAATCGCTCTTTAACAACCCGTCAAATGCTTGGCTATCCCGACACCCATTCCTCAAGTCCGACTTGAGTTCTCTTGGGTTAGGTTTAACTGCCAAGTGCAGAGTAGGCGTAGGGCGTCTGTGTGTCATTGGCACGAGGACTGAAGTTTATGCAGGCTGATTGAGTTCGGTGTATTCCATTCTCTTTGGTTCTTCCATCCCCACACAGACCACCCCGAGCAGTATCTCTGCGGTGTATTAGTTAGTTGAGGGTTTTGTTTTGTCGAGTCAGACCCTTTTGCCACGCTACCTAATACACCCCGCCCCGAACACCACACAGGACTGCTAAATGCAGAGGGGCAAGCCGTGGATACGGCGCGATGGGTTTTCTCAAGTCTGACTTGAGTTCTTTGGGTTTGACTTCAGAGACCCCATCGTTGCGTATCTATCAACAACTTTAGGAGAGTGAAAATGACTACAAAAACTTGGCAAGAAACCCTTGCATCAATCAAACCCCAAGTACGGGTAATACCCAAAGTAAAAGTAATGCGTAAGAAGTCTTGGCGCAGGGATGACTTCACCTACGAAGTCGAGTTTGTAAAGCCCACATGGGAAAGCCTGAGCCTGAGAGATCGGGTTCAGTTCGTTGATTGTTTTGTAAGGAGTGTATGAGATGGATAAAGCAACATTGGAGGGATTAGCGAAATACATAGCCGACTACATCATGGAAGAGATGGCTCGGGGAAATGTAGAAGTTGATAAGTGGATGGTGCTTGACGCTATCAAAGCCTATGAAGGAGGTGCTAGATGAGTATTAGATATTTAAACTGTCATAGGTGTGGCTCGGATATTGAGCCACCTCAGCGTCAATTGGTGAGTTCTTTATGTGTGTTTTGTGGGGAGGAGTCTGCGAGGCAAGAGCGAAGCAGTTGGTGTGTGGCTCCCATGCACAAGAGTAACTATATGCTTTTTACAAACAAGACCGATCTCAAAGGTATCAACAACAAAGGAGGGTTAGTCAGATGAAAATCAATCCAACAAGTCCAGTCCCGTATGAGTTACCACGCAAACCCAATGTAAATCCAAATCTCAAGTCCGACTTGAGGTTGTTCGATGCAGAGGGCGAGGTGCGGGTGGGTGATGTGGTGCATTTCAACAAGAAGCCATGCTTTGTCGAGCGGATCGGGGAGTTGATAACCGTGACCACAATGGATGAGCGCAAGTACACATTGAATGTGCTACCCCATCAGATCGACTGTGTTTTACAAAAAGAGGAGAAGAAATGAGTGAGGTTGCTGAGTTCTTGAGAGCATTGAACGGGGCGTTAGGGCTGATAGCCATAGCGTTTTGTGTTTACTTCTTGGCTTGCATGATTATAGGGAGGGGGGATAAGGAGTGAGTGATAAACGAGCGCACCTAAGCGCAAAGGACTTAGGGATGATTTTAGATGTGATTGAACAGCATATAGATAGTCTAGAAACATACTGCCTACCTAGACGAGAGGAAATTCTGTTACATGACCGCGTAGTTGCTGAGTATAACTACATGATCAGACCTATTAAACCACGCAAGAAAAAGGAAAAAGTAAATGAAAACAAGTTGGTGGATTGAATCAGGCATGGCTGCTCAGGCTGCTCAGGAGTTGATGTGGTTCGTGGTGCTTGTAGTTGTGGGCATCGGTGTGGTGATTTGGTTTGATATGCGTAACGATAAGTAAACCTAACAGGAGAGTGAAAATGACATACGAGTTCTTTAAAAACAAATACAACGACACCAAGCCCATCCGTGGGCGTGCCGAGGATGTAAGACCAATCGGTAGGCGTAACCGTGATTGGGAGTTGCTTGTGAAAGAGGATCGTGCCGATGGCACATGGTATGGTGCGTTGCTATACCGTACAAAGGTTGTGATGTACGGGCCGAATGGGGAGTTGGAGTTGGATGTAAACTCGTGGCCTACCCCGAAGACTGCGGACTTCATGACAAAGTACAGCCCGTTCAGAGCGTCTAAGACTCAGAACAATATATGGGTGAGCGTGCAAGGGGCGGGGAATGTACCGATCCTGCGTAACACAATCGTGAAGTTCAAACTTATTGACGGTGCTTGGCAACCCGCCGAGCCTGTAAAACTCAAGCA